AGAATAAACAAGCATGTCTCCGGGATTAAGATTAACTTGTCTTCCTTTTGGAGCATCCGGTCTTATTGTATTTTTGCTTTCGTCTGTAACATTATTAGATCCTGTTGGATCAATAAAAATAGGCCAGTTATCTCCTCCTAAAAATAAAGTGGTGGATACTTCACAACTAAATCTATCTTTATGTCTATGTAAAATATCTCCTTTTTTATAAATCCTTGCATAAGAATAATTGGGTGCTAATTTGAATCCTGTTATTTTTGAAACCTTGGGAAGTAATTGTGTTAACAAAGTTTCCATAGCAATATCAGAGTAGTGGGAATAAGTGTTAATAACTTGAGGATCATTCCACGCTCCAAAATGCGTTGTAAAGGGAGAAATAAATCTCTCTTTAAACATTGTGCGAGCAACTTGTCTTTTTAATAAAAAATATTTGTATAAAAAATCACTTACTTCTGGTGAAATAGCATTTTTAACCACAACATATTTCTTTTTTTTAAATTTAGCGGTCATGTTATTTAAATGGATCTCCTATATTCCACATAACTAGAGAATGTCTTTTTCCTTTCACTACAGGGTGTACTTTATGATAAACAAAACTTGGAAAAACAACTATGGAACCTCTGGACATTATTTCTTTGCATTTATACAAGTTAACTTTTTTTGATTTACTGTTGTCATTTAAATGAAATTCTAATTCACCTCCTTGATAGTCTTCGGGATGTGATAAATTACAACTTACCGATAATTTTCTTACCTTACCATGTAAGGGTTGATTGGGTTTATGATAGGGTTCTTTAAAAGCATCACAATGAAAATCATAAAATTGACCTATTCCATATCTTGTAAACTGACACGGTTCAGCATTATCCAATTGAAAATTCCATCCTGCTTTAGTGTTCGCTTCTCTAACATAATGGAGAATTTCCCTATATATCCAAGGATCATCTAACCAAGAAATATTTGAATCTCTTACTTTTCTCAATTTTTCTAATTCTTTTTTTGTAATGGGATTTTTATTAAAGTCTCTCCCCTCTACTTGTACATCTCCTGTAAAAGCAATTTGACTAAATTTTTGTTCTCCATGTTTTATAACTTCGTCACAAAATCTAGGAGTCAATGCATTTTTAAAAAAATAGAAGTAATGTATTAAATTCATCTTTATATCTTTTTATGGCCTTTATAATAGAGTAAAGTAGTGGAGTCAATGCATATTATAGAAAGATTTTCTAAATACTTAACAGCCATCGAATATCCCAAAGGAAAAACCTCTTGGAATATTGGGGGTATATTAAAGAATAAAAACGCCTTTTATAAATTCGATGTCAGAGAAATGTTTCAGCTAAAAGATGGGACACCAGCTCAAACAGGAAGAACTCATACGCACGCAGATAAGATGGTTCTAGAGTTTACTGATAAGTGGGTGATTCTCGATGTTGCCGAACTTAATAAATATGTTATAAGTAATAAATTAAAAAAAGTTTATTTAGATAAAGTCATAGCAAACTTAGAATGGAATATAATACTATCGAAAGATTAAATGAAATTAGATTACATATATAGAAAGAAGCTCTTTTCTTTGGAAGCAGTTAAAAAAATAAATAAAATTATAAAGAAAAACTATGATCCCTCATCGACCGATGTGCCCGCCAAAGAAAGGATTAAAACAGCGGAGGTAAAAGTAGTTCCCTTTGGACCTTTAAAAAAAGAATTAAAGTCTTTAATTGATTTAATAAAAATATCGAACCAGAAATTTTTCGGTTTTGATTTGTATGAAGTCTTAGATAATCAATTGCTTAATTGGAATATATATAAAAAAACAAATGAAGTTGGATATGATTGGCATTGTGATAGAAGTAAGGACCATGCCTCTGATATTAAATTAACTGTGATTTTAAATTTGTCTGAAAAAAAACATGAAGGCGGACAGTTTTATTTAAACGAGTGTGGTGTGATCAATGAGATTTCAGAAGCCGGGGATGTATTAATTTTTAAAGCCTTTATGCCACATAAGGTAGACAAGATTACCTACGGTGAAAGAACTACTTTAAGTTTCTGGTTAGAAGGACCTTGTTTTAAATAATGCCCTATATAAAAGAAAGTAAAAATTTTTTATCAAAAGAAAATATTGAATTTATTGAGAAGGTTATTTTGAGTCCTACTCTTCCCTATTATCTTGTTTCCTATAAAGAGGACACACGTATAGATAATGATAGTGTAACGTTTGGGCATTTAGTTCAGAATAGATTAGAATCAGAGTCTCCGCAAACGGCAGTAAAATCCCCTAATACTTATAATCAAACGGTAGATATATTAAATAATTTTTTAAAATCTATTAATCAGAAATGTTATTTCTTTACTCGTATCGTTTATAACTTAACCATTCATAATAAAAAGGAGGAGAAGTTTATTCATACGGACCACGATTATAAACATAAACAAATTATTATATATTTAAATAACAGTGATCCATTATCAAAGACTTGCATCTTAGATGAAAAGCATAAACTCATCAAAGAAATCACCCCTAAGAAATACACGGGCGTTTGCTTTGAGAACTTACCTCACTATCAGGTTCTTCCTAGATATGATTATAGAGCTGTTTTAGTGGCTACTTTTATTTAATGAAACATTTATCCACTATTCCTATATGTTCCAATGCCTTATTTACTTATAGGCTAGATATAAAAGACAACTTAGTTTTAAAATTCAAAGAAGAAAAATTTAAACCTATATCCGATGCATCTAGTTTAGTAAGTAAAGATTTAAATATTTTAAAAAAGTATAGAGAACTTAATAAAGAAATTAATAAGGCAGTCGATGCAACCCTTCAAGAAATACTCATGTTAAAAAATATTAACTACCGAATATTTAGTTCGTGGCTCACTAAAGTCGAGCCGAAAGGCTATGGTGATTCCCATAGGCATAGTAATTCCTGGTTGAGTGGAATTTATTATCCTAAAGGTGATCCCGGCTTTAGTGTTAAATTTTTTCTTGATAATAAGAGTCAATTTTTTACTGATCCAATAGAATACAATATATTTAACTCAAGTCATTGGACGGTCCCTGCGGAGGATAACCTTTTAATTTTATTTTTTAGTCAGTTAAGACACCAGATTATGCCAAATCAGTCTACCGAAGATAGGTTTTCTTTAGCGTTTAATTTATTACCTAAAGGAGAGTTTGGTAAAAGTGATTCCAGAATAATATTTTAACCCTTTATTTAAATAATTTGTGGCCAAACCACCCCTAGCTTTTGATTGATCTTCCTATAATCATATAGTATATAAGTCATAAAGAAGACAACTATGCTACAAAAAATAGGCTTTTTACCAGGATTCAACAAACAAGTTACCCCCACAGGAGGAGAATTCCAATGGCAGGGCGGAGAAAATGTACGCTTTAGATATGGAACCCCTGAAAAAATTGGAGGTTGGGAACAACTAGGTGATGATACATTAGTAGGAGCAGCACGTGCTCAACACCACATTATAAATAATGCGGGTACCAAATATGCTATTATCGGAACAAACAGAATTTTATATGCCTATAGTGGAGGAGCCTTCTACGATATTCATCCGATTAAATCGACAACAGCTGAAACAAGTGCTTTTACTACCACGAATGGATCACCCACTGTTACCATTACCACTTCAACCAATTTAGGATTAAGTCAAGGAGATATTGTTCTTTTCAGTGGTTTCTCCACCATTACTGATTCAAATTATGATGCGGACGATTTCAATGATAAAAAATTTATGGTGCAAACCGTTCCGACTTCTACGACGTTTACCATTACAATGGATGCCAATGAAGGAGGATCAGGAGCAACAACTTCTGGGGGAATTACAATTAAAGTATATTATCCTGTGGGTCCTGTTCAACAGGCTGCGGGTCATGGATTTGGAACTGGACAATGGTCTGGAACTGCAACCCCCGCTGTTACAACAACTTTAGATGGAGCGATTAATGATGCCGTAACTACAATTACAGTGGCGGACTCTTCTCAATTTCCAACTGATGTCAGTGTATCAAGTCCAGGTTATATTTTAATTGGAACTGAAGAAATTAGTTACACCTCTAATAATACTACAACCAATGTTTTAAGTGGAGGAGCAAGAGAAGTTAGAGGAACAAGTAAAGCTTCTCATTCTGACGGCGCGACGGTAACCAATACAACAAGTTATTTTGGATGGGGCTCGGCCTCAGGTGCTGACTTTACCATTGATCCGGGGCTCTGGGTCCTTGATAGTTTTGGTCAGACCGTTATTGCCATGATTTATAATGGTAAATGTTTCGAATGGGATTCTTCATTAACCGGGGCCACTGCAACACGCGCCACGGCTATTAGCGGAACCCAGGTTCCTACAAAATCTAGACACGTTATTGTATCAACACCGGATAGACACTTAGTCTTTCTCGGTACAGAGACCACGCTTCAAGATACATCAACTCAAGACCCGATGTTTATTCGATGGTCAACTCAAGAATCTTTAATCGAATATACTCCAACAGCAACCAACACCGCGGGTACACAGAGACTGACTGACGGCTCACGGATCATGGGTTCATTAAGAGGGCGAGACGCTCTTTATATTTGGACCGACACTGCGCTTTATCTGATGAGATATGTAGGTCAACCTTTTACTTTCTCATTTGAACAAGTGGGAACGAACTGCGGATTGATTGGTAAGAACGCGGCGATCGAAGTAGATGGTACTGCTTATTGGATGTCTGAAAATGGATTCTTTAGATACACAGGTAAACTAGAATCAATGCAATGCTTAGTAGAAGACTATGTTTATGATGATATTAATACACGTCCACGAGATTTAATTTTCTGTGGATTGAATAACCTCTTTGGAGAAATCATGTGGTTTTATCCAACGTCTTCTTCAGAAGAAGTTAATCGAATGGTCTCTTATAATTATTTAGACTCTACGTTACAAAGACCCATCTGGGTGAGTAATGCAAATACTGCTTTTGCTCGAACGACATGGTCAGATTCTTCTGTTTTTGGAAAACCTTATGCTACTGCTTATGCACCTGATACGGATGTTGCATCAACTATGGATACATATGTTGTGGGTAATGATGAAGGTGCAACTACTTTCTATCAACATGAAAAAGGAACCGATCAAGTTTTAGCTACTGGAGCCACAACGAATGTACTCGCTAGTATCTCGTCTGGAGATTTTGATATTACACAAGACAAAGATAGAGGAATTACTTTTAAAGGAGATGGGGAATACCTTATGTCTATTCGTAGATTTATCCCTGATTTCTTAGCTCAAACTGGAAATGTTAGAGTGACGTTAAACTTAAAGAACTATCCAACCGATAGTTATGTGAGTTCTTCACTAGGACCTTTTACAATTACCACTTCTACTACTTATAAAAGTTGCAGAGCACGTGCTCGTGCTGTACAACTGAAGATAGATAATACAGGTCAATCCCAAACTTGGAAGTTAGGGACGTTTAGACTTGATACACAAGCGGATGGAAGAAGATAATGCCTTTTAAATCAGAGAAACAAAGACGATACCTATGGGCCAACGAGCCAGAGATTGCTCGTGACTGGACTGATACTTATGGTAGTGGAATCCATAAAGCTTTAGGTGGAAGGATTGGTTTTCAAGAAGGTGATCAAGTAGACAGTGTTAAGCACGCAGTAATGCTTAAACAGATAGATAAATTAGAAAAAATGATTGCCTCAGGAGTAGATTTTGATGGTAGTCTACAAAAAAGCCTAGATAAACTACTGGCTACCCCTACAACAGGATTAGGTACAGGTCCAGTTGAGGAAGTTGAAGAAACTGAAGAATTAAAACCTGATTTTACTAAAATAAAACAAATGAGTATGATCCCCTCTTGGGAAGATTTAAAAGCAGGATGGGAAAATTTAACATATAGTGAGCCAACCCCACCAGAAGGAATTATGAAAGCCGGAGGCTATCCATTTATGGATCCTACTGATGGTAATTATATTCCACGAGAAATAATGACAGCTAATTGGAGTGAGTCTGATGATCTAGAAGCTCAACAGGTGGATGCACAAAGACAAATGGAACTTGCTCGTCTGGCTAATATGCAACAATATTCTACTGAAACAGCAGAAGAAGAGAATGATTCAGGTAATTGGTTAATGAAAGCGTTAAGTTATATGCCTCTAGTGGGAAAAAATACTAGATCAGGAGCTCTCATGCGAATGCTAGGGAATAGATTTATGCCGGATGGTGGAATTACATCTATGTTTAATAGACCTACGAGCGCACAGCAACAAGCGACTCAAAGATTTATGCAAAATTATAATGTCGGAAGAAATCCTACAACTGGAAGAATGGTTGGTGGACCTTTTGCTGGAAGAAATCTTCCAGGAACTTCTATGTTCGGATCT